CAGAGGAAATATTAGGTCCTCTAGGTTCAGAATTAAATCAAAACTACATGGACTACAAAGAGTCTCGTAAAGAATGGGAGCACACTTACGTTACAGGATTAGATCTTTTAGGATTTAAATACGAAGATCGAACAGAACCTTTTAGTGGAGCTGCAGGTGCAACACACCCAGTTCTTGCAGAAGCAGTTACTCAGTTTCAAGCGTTAGCTTACAAAGAATTATTACCAGCGGATGGACCCATTAGAACTCAAATTATGGGTGCACCATCTCCTGAAAAAGAAATGCAATCTAAAAGAGTAAAAGATTTTATGAATTGGCAATTGATGGATCAAATGAAGGAATACGAACCTGAGTTCGATCAATTGTTATTTTACCTCCCTCTTGCTGGATCTGCCTTTAAGAAAGTTTACTATGACGATCTTTTAGGCAGAGCAGTTTCTAAATTTGTACCTGCAGAAGATTTGGTTGTTCCATATACTGCAACATCTTTAGAAGATGCAACAGCCGTGGTTCACGTTATTAAAACCAAAGAGAATGATTTAAGAAAACAACAAGTGAATGGTTTTTACAGAGACGTGGATCTCGGAACTCCGGGAGATACTGAATCTGATTTAGAAAGAAAAGAACGAGAGTTAGAAGGAATACAAAAAACAAAAGATGAAAGCGTTTACAATATTTTAGAATTTCATGTTGACTTAGATTTAGAAGGCTTCGAGGACCGAGGACAAGATGGTCAACCTACAGGAATTAAACTACCATACATTGTAACAATAGAAGAAGCATCGAGAGAAGTATTATCGATTAGAAGAAACTATGAAATAGGTGATCCACTTAAAAAGAAAATTTCTTATTTTGTACATTTTAAATTTTTACCTGGATTAGGATTTTATGGTTTTGGTTTAATACATATGATCGGTGGCTTATCAAGAACTGCGACTGCAGCTTTAAGATCATTATTAGATGCTGGTACCCTCTCCAATTTGCCAGCAGGATTTAAGATGCGCGGCATCAGAATTAGAGATGACGCGCAATCTATTACTCCAGGTGAATTTAGAGATGTGGATGCTCCGGGTGGAAACATTAAAGATGCTTTTATGGCACTTCCGTTTAAAGAGCCTTCGCAAACTTTGTTACAGCTTATGGGTGTCGTTGTATCAGCAGGACAGCGTTTCGCGTCTATTGCTGACCTTCAAGTAGGTGATGGGAACCAACAAGCAGCAGTGGGAACGACAGTGGCTTTGTTGGAACGAGGAAGCAGAACTATGTCTGCGATTCACAAAAGAATTTATGTGAGTCTTAAACATGAGTTTAAAATGCTTGCTCGAGTATTTAAGTTATACCTTCCACAAGAGTATCCTTATGATGTTGTGGGGGGTCAACGATTTATTAAGAAAGCTGATTTTGATGACAGAGTAGATATCCTTCCTGTTGCAGATCCAAATATATTTTCTCAGACTCAAAGAATATCAATTGCTCAAGCTGAATTACAATTAGCACAATCTAATCCACAAATGCATAATTTATACAATGCATATCGTGCAATGTATGAAGCATTGGGTGTAAAAAATATTGATATGATTTTAAATCCTGTACCACGACCGCAACCAATGGACCCAAGTGTAGAAGCAATACAAGCTTTAGCAGGAAAACCTTTCCAAGCGTTCAAAGGACAAGATCATAGAGCTCATATTACTGCCCATTTAAATTTTATGACATCATCTATGGCTAGAAATAACCCAGCGGTAACTGCTTCAATGCAAAAAAACATTTTTGAACACATTTCTTTGATGGCATTAGAGCAAGTTGAGGTAGAATTTAAAGATCAAATCGTCATGATGCAACAAATGCAGCAACAAATTCAAGCAAATCCTGCATTAGCGCAAGATCCGCAGCTTCAACAGCAGATAATGAGCGTAAATATGCAGATTGAATCTAGAAAAGCAGTGTTAATAGCAGAAATGTTTGAAGATTTTGCAAAAGAAGAGAAACAATTGATGGGTGAATTTGGAAATGACCCAATTGCTAAGTTAAAAGCAAGAGAATTAGACATAAGAGCTAAAGATGACTTCGTAAAAGCAGAACAAGCTCAAGAAAAAATCAATCTTGATCGAATGAAAGCGTTTATGAACCAACAAAACAAGGATGAAAAGCTTGAACAGAACGAAGAGCTAGCAGAATTACGTGCTGCGACTTCCCTTG